TCTAATTTTTCTTCAATACGATCAAGTCGTTTATTTGTAGGTGTATCAGGCATGATTAACACTTCCATCTTTTGAGTGACATAGCCTTACGTGTAGGTCTACCTTTTTCATCTTTCATAGGACCTTTCATTCCGCCCATACGAGCACAGAAAGATTTTCTACGGCCAGCATCTTTACTACCAGCTTTTGCTTTACCTGTTACAGGTGGTTTAAGATTGCTACCAGTTTTTCTATTAATAGCATCTCTACCTTTTTGAGTAAGCCCTGCGCCTTTTTCGGTTGATCTATAGTGACCTTTACCATCAGCACCACGTTCTTCCAAATTTTCTTCAGAAATAAATTTTTTAAAATTAAGCATTATCTCTGATCCTTAATATAGCTTACAAATGAATATTTAGTTTCTTCGTTCTTCTTTTCACTTGTACTTTGAGCATGTTTAATCTGAGCGTCTGTAGGTGCACCTTTAGCACCTTTCTTTCTCATCTTTTCACCACGTGCTTTCTTAGCACGGATGTTTGCCCAAAGACCATTACCTTCTTCAATCTTTTCTACTGATTCCAGCCATTGTCTTGTCTTACGGTTAGATGTTTCAACAATAACATAGTTAGCACCTAGCATAGAAATTATACCAACTTCATCTGTACTCTTTATTATAACTGATTCACCTAAGGAGAATAAATCTCCATTTACAAATGCTTCACGTTCTTCTGATACTGATTTTAGTTCAACGTGATGATGAAATGATGCTTCCTCTTTAATTCCCATAGCACTACGGATATCATTAAAAAGTTTTCTAGCATCAGAATTAGATAATGGTTTAGGTAAGCCCTGAGAAAATGATGTAAAGTCATTAGCTTTAGCAGATGCTCTCTGTTTACTAGCAGAGGCTCCAGTAGCACCATCTGCATCTGGATCTCTTTCTCCAGCAGATATTACTTTAATGTTTTCAAAGTTAAAGAAACCATGTCTACCTTTTGAACCATTGTACTTATTTAAAAGAATATCAAATTCATTAACACGATCTGAGCCAACAACCATTACGATTGATTTAAAACCCTCATCATATAATGCTGTTGCTGCATCTATAAATGTTTTAATCTTTTTATTAATAAGTATCTGACGTGCATGCTTAGGAAACATCTTCCTTGCATATTTAATCTTATCTGTATATTTTAAAGGATTTTTATTCTTATCTGTTGATTGAGACAAATAAACCCTATAAGGATTTCTTCCAGCCTGTTTAGCTAGTGTATTCAATAATTTTTCATGACCAATAGTTGGAGGATTCATTCTACCAAAAGTAAAATAAACTGCTTGTTCCTCTTCAACTAGATACTGGCTAAATGATGGGATTCCCATAAGTGTTACTTTCCACGTTTTCTTGCTATCTCTGCTTTACGAACATCTTTCAACATACGCTTTGCTATATTATTTATACGTGGCTTCATCTTGTTCAAACGCTTCTCAATCTCTGATTTACGTGCTGCCGTCATCTTACCCTTAGGTTGATCTTTAGCCAACTTGTCAGCCATAGCTGCCCTAGCTTGTCTTTGAGCACGTTTCTTTAGTTTATCAGGAGAAGCAATTTTATTAGCAGCTTTACGTCTGCCCATCGCCATTTTAGTTTTATTCTTACGAGCAGATATACCACGATCACGTCTTTGCTTAATACTTAAAACTTCATCAACAGGTTCTTGCCCTGGTGTTAAAGCTTTAGCTCGAGCAACCGTAGCTGGTTTACCCTCTTCATGTTTAGAAGGATCATAACCTTCATGAAATGCATTAAAGGTCTTTATCATTTTCTTACCTTTGCAGCTAGGTCTTTATCTGCCTTGCCCCAAGTACCAGATGATTTAGTTATAAAAGAATTAACCCTTGCATAACCCCATTGCTCTGGTGTGGTCCCTGGCCTATGTCCTGTTTTCCATGCAGCAACACCACGGTTATATACTTTGCGTAATATACCAATTGGCATACCAGACTTCTCAGCCTTCTTAGCTAAACCAGTTTTAGCATCTTCACCAAACATCTGTTTATACTTTTTTGTATGTTTAGATGTTTTTGTTTTAGCTGTAGCATCCCCAGGAGCCGGCTTATAAGCATCAGGATTATCATCTGCCATTTTAGCTTGCTTCTTAAACTGAGCGTCACGTTTTACTTTAGTTGACTTAGAAAGACCTTTGTGATATGCAGCTGGCTGTGCTCCGTCACGATCCTTAATATCTGGATCTTCGGCTTCTTTAACACTTTCAACATAACCTTTATCACCAGGCTTTTTGTTATGATTAAAAACTTTTTTACCAAGTGGTGTTAGATTGCCTTTTTTATCATACATCTGATTAACAAGCTTTTTCTCAGCTGCAGTTAATTCTGTAATATTATCTTCGACTTTCTCATCAAACTTAACATTTGGATATTTCTTACGGAATGCAGTATGATCTTTAGAAGCAGCAGATGCTCTTTTCTTAGCGGCTGCAGCATCTTTAACATTACTACTATGTTGCTTGTTTACATCAATGCCTTTTTTCTTTAGCTGTTGATTAAATCTTGCTCTACCGAATGCTTCATCTAATCTGAATGACTTAAAAGATTTCATTATTTTTTCCTCAAGGCTGCAGCAGTCATCTTATGCTTGCTAATTAGAGCAGTAGTTGCCATGCTTGAGAGCCATTTTATATCAGCTTTTCTTACCTGAAGTAATTCGTCTTTACTAAATTTATTAACAACTTTACTTAATTCACGTGACTTATCAAGTGGAAGTCTATCTGGCATACTAGAATATGCTTTTTTAAGTTTATCCAGATCAAAAGCTTTTGCTTCATTTACTGGTACGAATGTATTAAATGATTTCATTTCTTTACTCATCTTCCTGGTTTGTCCCATCCTTTTAATATATCAGGTGAAAAGTTGTTGTATGAAAATTCCATACGATCAACTATTTTCACAGCATCACCGCCAAGTTTATCAATTGCTACATAACCTTCTTCACCAGTGGTCGTATAACCATTCTTAGTTTTAACAAAGGTTTTAGTATTACTTAGTTTATTAAGACTATTTATAAGTTTTAATTTAGCTAGTACAATAAGTTTTTGTAACTCAAACATACGAATTAAGTTAGTTCTATTAGTAGGAGAGAAGAATGCAAGTAGATCATCAAGCTTTTTCTGTCGTGATGCTTTACCTCTATCAGTCTTCATCTTTGCTTTTTCTGCTTTATATCTGTTGTCAATCCAACGAATGAGACCAGCAGTGTGTCTTGTTGTGTCTTTGATAACTTGACCTTTACGGACAAACGTGTTGTTATATTGTTCGATGTGTTGTGCAAGTAATTGATTTGCTTCCAGTTGTCTAAGCGTTGTTCCTGAGATTGTCGTGAATAGTTTACCGCAGTCACTAAGTAGTTTGGTAACATCTTTAGTATCCTTTGCAGACATAGTCACATTAGTCATATCTCTTAACATAGCATCTTGTGACCATACGTTTTTAGATTTTTTAAATTTACTTGTATTAACACCATATGACGCCTTCATGTCTTCAAAGTTTTTACCTTTATATGTTGTGTGCCATACAATTCCAATTTTTGATTTTGTGATGTCTCGTGCGGCTGTACTATTATTAGGCACAGCATACACAATAGTATTAGGATGAAAAGTAACGAATTTATCTCCATCTATTGTCTCCTTATTAAGGTCTCCGGAACTATATAAAAAATCACCTTGGATCACACCTTTAATACCTAGCTCCGGTAAATATTGAAGTGCATCTTTTAGTTTGTCTGCAAGGTCACCTGATGTATCTTCATCAACTTCGGCTGCAGTTTTATAAATTTTAGGGTTCTTATTAAAGATACCTTTCTTAGCAACAAAGAATTTGCCATCTGATGGATCTTCTCCAGCAAAGATAGCAGGGGCTCCGTCCCACTTAACGGATACTGATCCACTATGAGAACCTTTTAACATATCACGCAGTTCACGCAAAGCTAGTATAGCTTCACGTGTACCTTTTACACCACCATAGAGGACTTTATCCTCGATATGAGTCATGTGTGTATTCTTTTGTTCTGTTAATGTATCTTCAAATTTTAACATCAGCTACGTGAATCCCAAAAAGTTTTGCTTAATTCGCCTCTGGTTCTATTGGTATCACCAACTTTACGAACCTCAGTATATACTTGATGAGCACCTGCTCCAGAACCAAATGTTCTAATACCATTAGTTTGCTTTAACCATAAAGCACGATGAGGGCTACCTACCCCAGGATCTGCTGGTGCGTTATTGTATTCCCAACCTGTATTGTTTGTTATTGCTACCCAAGCCATTTAGTTTCCTTACTTATTAAAAAGTTATAACATCTCTTGTTTTTGCAGAACGATCTGTTATAACAATTCTACCTTTTCCGTCGCCACGTGATGGTGATTTACCATAAACAGTTGGTATACCAGCTCGATCTTTCTTCATTGGATCAAATGTCTGATCTTCCCTACGTGCTCTTAATCTAAAATATAAATCGTGATCATTTGAATATCTCTTAGCATCAGTAATCTTACCATTTAAATCTAATACATTTGTTTTAATATTATATTGTGCTTTAACATCCATTGGACCAATATACATGTAATGAATAGGTCCGCCCATAGCTGTACTACCTATGACAAGTTTCATTTTATCCTTATCATTTAGTTTAGCAAATAAGTCAGGGACTTTATCACCAATTTTTAGTTTCTTTTTGTGATGTTTAAGTGCGGCATCCATAAACTGACGACCAATGCCAGGCAGAACTAATTCAATACCAGCGAGTCCACCACCCGCTAGGGATGGTGCTGTAGTACCTTTCATAGAAAGATTATATTTCTTTCCCTTACTTGTTGTTATAATAACATCAGTATAGGGTTCAGTACCTGCTTTACTTCGTCCAGAATACTTTTCAGCTTTAACTATATCTTTAACAGTTAAATCTTTTGTCTTTACTGTAATACCTTTGTTTATTAAAGTAAAGGCATTATTAATAGCATCTACAAAGCCATTCTCTTGCCTTTCGGCACTTTGACCAGCTTCAGT